TGCATTTGCAAACCTCTCAGGAGGTGATTATGATGAGGATGAACCAGATCAAGTTGAAAGGGCAAAGAAAATGTCCGGAGCACTTGCGACTATCATATCAGTATTGCAATCAGAAGGAATGAGTGCCTTAAAGGCTTCATTGCTTGATGATGCTTTCATTGCTAATCCTGATAAATATGATTCATTGTCTGCGGTAACATCTTTCGAAAATTTGGATATGAAAGTTGTTGCATCAATTGGGTGGGGTGCTGGCTCTGATGAGATATCCCCTGAAAGAATATATAAAGGGATTGCCGAGGATGATGATCTGAACCTAGAAATCCATATATCAATTTCTCAAAGTGATTGGACACATGTTGATTCAGAAGTTATTGGAAAAATGATGGCAGGGGACTTTAACGATAATAATGGATGGCATATTGATGCTGATGAAGTTCTAGAGGCTATGATTGGTTCAGATCTTGCCAGATTGTCCCAGCCTAAAGGAAAGGAAGACGTCAAGGAATTCATTGAAAAGGAAATACGACTTCTTCTTCGAAGTCGCTAGCCCCTATATACTAATAGGGGGGTAGTGAAAATGAAAAATATATTATTATTTATGTCCCTATTTGTCAACAACGCTTCAGATGCTGAGCCAAAGGAATTTGACAGTAGGGAATTAGTGCATGGAGATGCCGCTGAAGGATTAAAAATATCTTTCGAATCTTCTATAAAGATTAACACGATTAATGCAGAGGGAGTTGGGCTTGGAAGTGGGAACCTTGTCTCTCATAAGGGAGAAATATATATTATAACAGCAAAACATGTAATAGATGGAACTCTGTTTTTACAGGGTGTGGAAAAAAATGGCAATATACTGCCACTAGTTGTGGTTTATACAGACACCGAGAAAGACATTGCGCTTCTGAAACCTTTAGGAAAGTTGACTGGTACTGTTCCAGCCAAGTTCAAGCAAAGAGATAACTATTTAATAGGTGCTTCTGTATATCATTGTGGGCATCCGGTAGGTGTTTTCTTCAATGTATCTAATGGTATAGTCACTTCTATATCAAAAGAAACTTATATTATCAACTCATTTTCCTTACCGGGCACATCTGGTGCAGTAGTGTTTGACAAAGAAGGATATATAGTAGGAGTAGTTGTTTCTATATTGTTGCACAAGTCTTTTGGGGCTTTTGAGACTGTGTCAGACGTTGTCAATGTCGAGACTATAGACAGTTCTAAAATATCTTTTCTTAGGAAATAAACGTAACTTTAAGTGTCTAGACGTCCTATTTATAGTATGATTAAAAAACTTTTTGAAATGCCTATGATAGGAGATCTAGTATCGTTTTCTAACGACTGGAAAGGGTATATTATAAGCGAGAAAGATGAGAAAAAAGACTATCCATTCGGCATAGTAACCAGCATTTTAGAGATCAAGTCAGAAGAAATAGAAAAAAATGATAATTTTATTGGTACCTTGGCATTTCCTCTTTCGTTTTATGGCGAGGATGGGTTGGTGTCAAAGATATACATAGTACAATGGGCTACAGACAACTCCGATTTCAGAGAGTCTTATCGACTAATTCATGAAGAATGGTTTTACAATAAAAGTTTTTTCGTTATTTCAAAGTCTAATTACAATAAAGAGGAGTGAAGAATGGCTTATAAAATGAAACCAGGTGACACCACCACGTCAGCAAAAGGTTTTTTCTATAAAGATGGTAGAATATTGTTAGTTAAACCCACAGGGAGTAAAGATAGATATGATATTCCCGGAGGAAAGATAAAGTTTAGTGAATCAAAGGAGCAGGGGCTTTATAGAGAGTGTCTGGAAGAAGTTGGGCTAAAGGTTAAGAAAGCAAAACTATTGGGCGAGGACAACGTTAGAGACAAAGTCTATTTCATCATTACAGACTGGACTGGCGATATTGTATTGCAGGAAGAAGAAATAGAAAAATATAGGTGGGTAGAGGTTGACAAACTTCATGAATACTATCTTACTAAGACAGCGCATGTAGGACTTGGCTTATTTTTAAAAAAAATTATGTAATCTGCTTCATTTTTACTATTTAAAGAGTGTTATAATCCTAAAGGGGTTATAATGATACAGTTCTGCAAGAACATGAAGACTCGATCTACCAAAGGAGAAGATAGAAATGAGTAACTACACATTAACAAAGCAAGAAGTTATATGGCTTATGGAAAATAATTGCGGAAGCAATGATATGACAGATGCTATTACAAAGGCACCAGAAGCATCTAACGTCACTATAACAGGTGAGGTGGATCATGAGGTATCTATGGCTTCGCAACAACTAGAGAAGACTGCTAGATACTCGCAATCGCTATCCGACAGAATGTCTAACATGGGAGAAGAAAACCTTCCTGCTTGGGTTCAGGCTAAAATAACGAAAGCATCAGATTATATTTCCAAAGTTTATGATTACCTAGACGGTTATATCGGTGGTGATGATGAAACAATGGAAGAATCTATAGATGGAAAGGTTGACACGGCAAGTCATGACATCGAAATTGATATTGTAATCAATAAATCAGACATGAAGAAACTTCATGATGGAGAAACTCTCGTTCTTAAAGATATAAATGGTAAAAATTCTTTTACTGTCAATCTTAAAGGATAAAATAGCAAAACTTAGAGACTAAAAATGTCCGAAATATGCACCATGTTGTACAGTGAGAAGCAATTATGAAAGATTATAAAATTTTAAAAGAAGAGATGACTAAGAAACTTGAAAAAAAGTTTAATGAAGCAGGAATTCGTGGTAACTGAGCGTACAATGCAGCCCGGAGGGTTGTTAAGTTGTACGAAGATGGGATGGATTTCCAAGAAGCAGTCTATAAAATATACAGAGGGTTATAAATCATGAAAATATTATTTGAAAATTGGAGAAAGTTTTCCAACGAGGCGAGAATCTCGACACAAACCGGAGACAAAGACGTGAAGCCGTCCAGAGGGACTAATACTGAACATTTCTTTGCTCATAAGACTGGAAAAGGATACACAATAACCCATAAGGCTTCTGGGCTTATGATTGATGGGCATCTTTGGCTTTCTAATCCAAGATACGACGGATTAAGCCCAGCGAAACAAGTCAAAAAAGTAATTGAAGACTTAGAAAACTTGAATATTCCGGGAATCGAAGATCCTAAACTAGAAAATGATTCATTAATAATAATCAGAGATTTTTTCATGGAAAATAATCCATATCTTAGTCTAGGAGAAGGGCTACTAATGGAAAATTGGAGAAAATTTGTTAACGAAACTACAAGTGAAGTAACTTCACAAAATCTTAACAAACTAGCATCGGCTTTTGGTGCGATATCACAGTCTATGTCTGATGATGCAAAGAAGACTGTAGAGAATGAAGAGCAGTTGGAAAAATTTAAAGAACTGGCAGACAATTTTGAAAAGGCTGGACTAGAAGATTTTTTAAAAAAGATACCAGACATTGATAAGTTGATTGATAGTATTGATGATCCAGAAGGGACTGCTGAGTTTGTAAAAGGATTACAAGATATGGACTTGACTCCTGAAGAAATACAAGAAAAACTTAATCAGATTCAAGCACTTAGGGATGAGTTTGATGAGTTCAAGTCTAGTCAAGAAGAAACTGCTGCAGAGCAAGAAGAGAAAGATGTAGAACAAGACAAAGCCCTCAAAAATAGCAAACAACAAGCAACTCAGACAGATCTTTGATAAAATATGCTTGGGGAAAACAACTATTCTAGATTAAAAGTAGGTGATTTGATATCTTGGGCTGATATTTCAAAAGATAGACATAAAAGGATAGGATTGATTCTAGAAAAGTGGATATATCAAGATAATTATTACAAAAGTTCTAGAAAAGTTGCCATGCTAAGGGTAACCGAGGCAGGAACAAACGAAATATTGAATATTTTAGCATTAAATGTCAAAATAGAAAGCCAAAATACTACTTAATAAAGAAACAAGGAGTTGTGGTAAGTGAGTTCTATTATCGATCACATTGCTATATTAGTTGAAGACTTAAGTTCTTCTGAAGAGTGGTATGTAAAGACACTTGGAGGATTAGTTACGCATAAACAAGAAAATTATGTTCGGATTAAAGTTCAAAACACTAATATTGCGTTGCTTGATAAGAAGTTCTCTTCTTCCAAGCCTCATATCGCTATATTGTGTGATGAGGTTACTGATTTACCAAAATCAGACTTAGAAGTAAACCATAGAGACGGAACTACTGGTGTATACCTCTCAGATCCGGATGGTAACATAGTAGAGTTCATACACTACGGCAATAATTGCAACAAATTCATAAACTGAGGGTAAAAAATGAATAAATTTCAAAAACAAATTGTAAAAGAAGAGTTTGCTAGAGCGGCAATGATAAAAACGGCTAAAGAATCACTAGGAGAGTCTGCTTTTCGTGGATTTGTGACTGAGATGCTCTCATACGAGAATGATGACATGTTAACAGAGGGTATCGAGCCTCAAGACAAGTACAACAACTTCCTTGGGCAACTAATGGAACAAACTGCTACTGTTCAGCCCCCAAGAACCAGAATTGCTAATACACAGGGCACTGGTACAGGAAATGTGACTGCTGAGTTGGAACAAGAGCCAGATGATGGCGGTGGTAACCCAAAAAAGAACAATAAAAAGCAAAATTCTAATGATCCCAAACAGTTTCCCAAGACTTTATCTGACGAAGCGGTGGCTATTGTAAAGAAGAAGGGGATATCCAACCCTCGTGAGGTTGCTGATTTTGTTTTATCAAATAAGCAAGTTTTCGATGACAGAGATGAAGTCGAAGCAGTAGGTTATTTAAGATTTGCACTTGGGAATGATTATTCTAAGGTATATGACGAGGAAGGGAACAAAAAAGGCGGTGGCGGTGGAAGTGCTCCTGCAAAGCCTTCCGGTAATGTTAAAAAGGACACTGAAAGCCTAGGTAAAGAATTAGAAAGCCCAAAAGCGAAAGGAATTCTTGGTTCAATCTTTGATTCTTATAAGTTTGCGTTTGCTTCTAATGCAAAAATGTGGGAAAAAGTTTATGACTTCATCAACGGTGTTGGAGATAAGTCCCCAGCGGAGCAAGAGACGGCTGCTGGAGCAGTTGAAGATGAATTGGAGGCTGCTATGCCAGATCCACCAGAGTCTGCAGAAGAAGCAGAAGAAGAGGCAGGAGAAGAAGAGGGCGGAGGCACCATCTCTATTAGAAAGGGGAAAGGAAGTTTACAATCTAGAATTTCAAAGTTATTTCCCGATCTTGCAAAAAAGAAAGGTACCTACTATTATAGACAGACAGACAAAGAGGGCGATCAAGGTAGAATCATATCTAAAAATACCAGTGCGCTTGCTGCCATTCTTGGAGACATCGAGGCTCAGTTGAAAGGATCTGGTATCGACATCAGTGAGTCTTTAAGAAGACAACTGATAGAAACTGTTGGAACTATGCTTCTATCTAATTCTAATGGGATGCTATTGGAGTCACAAACTGACTTAAAGAGATTTAAAACAAATCTTCAGGTTGCTCTTCAAAAAGTTGCTAAAAATAAAAAGTATGATGATGATCCGAAGAAAAAGAAAAAAGCAATACAAAAATTCCTATTTAGACTCAAAAATTATGCTGAAAAGGGCGATTTTGCAACACTCGCTTCTAGGTATGATGATATTACGGCTGTCAAAACAATGGAACGTTTATATGCTGGGCTAGATGACGAAGAAAAAGAAAAGTCAAAAGAGTATGCGCTCGCATATTCTAAAAAACAATTTACTGGCTCGGGAGAAGGAAGATTTAAATCCTCCACTCTGGATGATGCCAAAAAAGACGCTCCATCAAAGTCAAAAGAGCAAATGATCAAGATGGTTCCAAAAATTAGATCTGGGATTGTAAATATCTCTCAAATCATTGGACCAAAGTTAAAGGCTGCTGGATATGATCTGAAGTCTCCAGAAGGAGCAAAGGTTCAACAAAGATTACTAAAAGTACTTCGAAGATATCTTACAAAAGAGTTGGAAAGAATCGGAATGACACAAAAAGTTAAATTATTGGCTAAGTTTAGTAAATCAAATCCTAAAAAAGATAAATCTGTTAATGAGTCTATAGAATCTATGGAAACTAGTTATATCAATCATTACTCTGTGGTTATGCTTGAGGGAATTATGTATGAACTGCGAAGTTAGTAACAACTCTGATATGGAGATTGGCGAATTAAGTCTTCTAGTAGATGACTTGGCTTCTGCCATTCAAGAAAAGGTAGGGTTCCAATCTATGCCTGCAATCACCCTTCAGGATGATCAGGATAACGCTCAGAGCACTCTAGGAAAGACTGCCTACTACGATCCCCAAAATAAAGTAATCACTGTCTACGTGACGAATAGGCACCCTAAAGATATACTCCGTTCTATTGCTCATGAGTTCATTCACCATGGGCAGAACCTCAGAGGTGAATTTGACGAGATGGGTAATGTCGGAGAAGGATATGCACAGAATGATGAGCATTTACGAAATATGGAGAAAGAAGCCTATTTACAAGGTAATATGTGTTTCCGAGATTGGGAAGACGGATATAAAAAACAAATGATGGAGTCAATTCATCGTCGAAATTCATTTAAAAGGAGAAATACTACAATGAAAATTCATAAATGGAAAAATAACGAACTTAATCGTTTGTTGATGGAAAGATTCAACCTTGGAGAGGGAGAGTATAACCGAAGCGAAGAAGAAGAAGAAGAAGAGACTTTAGAAGAGTCATCTTGTTCTGCCAATCGTGACGGCAAAGAAGATGAAGAATGTCCAGAGTGTGGCAAGAAGCATGGGACTCATATGCATGAAGAAAAGAAGGAGGAGAAGCCAGACTTTCTCGATATAGATGGTGATGGTAACACAGACGAATCTATGAAAGCCGCTGCAAAAGATGATAAGAAGAAAAATTCTAAGAACGAATCTTTTAGAAGAGCAGTCCGTAATTTGATGGAAGAAGTATTAAAGTTAAAATAAGGAAATATAGTATGAAGAAATTACTTACTGAAGGACCGGTTGGGCACATGTGGCATCCTTTTGACTTAGACTACGTCAGAAATGGAAAAGACTTATTAGAGTTTTTTACCGGAAGAGGCGGAGAAGAAGGGAAACCGCAGCAATATATTGAACAGTTCACCCCGTCAATTAAAATTGATGGGATTAATGGACCGATTCGGCTTGTTCAAAATCCTTTGGGAGAGAAAGAGTTCGCAATCGACAGAATGTCTAGAGCCCCAATTGATAGAGAAGGCATCACCATTAATCGTCTCAAAGAAAGATTTGAAAAGGCTATACTCCAATCACTTGACACAGACGAAGAGATAACCATTCCTTTGCACAAGTTAGTTGCAATGGGAATTAGTTTAAATAAAATTGTTGTTGGGAAGAAACTTAACATTACGCATAGTAAAAAGAAGAAAGAAGTAATCATCAAGAGCATTACTAGCGGACATGGTTTTGTTAGTGATGGCGGAGTTGCTTTGACGATGTTAAATAATGCTTTAAAATCAAATACTTCTGGAATGGAGCAAGTTTTAAGAGAACTGAATATGTGGGATAACCCCAACATATGCCTAAACAACGATATTGTTCACGAAGAGGGCAAGGCAAACGGACAAGTCAATGCTGTGAAGTATGACGAAAATTTCATTGCATTTCACGGAGTTAATGAAATCTTCTCTCCCGAAGGAAAGAAGACTAGAAAAACTAGAGAGGTTGTTTTGTCTAGTGCTCAAAAACAAGCGTTAGTGGAATTGGTTAAGATATTAAATGAAACTAACCCCAATGCAGCATTTAGAGCGCTCTCACCCTTTGATACTGTCGCTTTAAAAGGAGAGGTGCCCATTGACTATACTAGTGTCCTAGGAGAGGTTATAGAGGTAAAATTGGACGATCAAAACGCTGTTGCAAAATCTCTAGAGAGTTGGTTAAAGGATTCTAAGATTGTAAAGCCATCGTATGTAGAAAAGTATACTTTTGCTGATGGGAAAAAGAGATCCTATTTTAGTAAAGCAAATTATGTCGCTCTCATTCCAGACTCCGGAGAAGAGCAGTATTCAGTTAGACAACTGTTAGATGAAACTGTTCACCCTGAATTGACAGAAGACGACTATTATAAATTCTGTTCAGGAGCAATATTTTATCACGCTACAAGACTTTTAGGCAGAGCAGTGTTGGTAACTTTAGTCAACAAGTCTAAAGTCGGTAATGAAGCACTAACTAGTCATGAAGGAATCGTGATGAGATCTTCAAAAATCTTTGGCGTAGATAAGCCAATTAAGATTACAGGAGATTTTATTCGTGATGGTATGGGAAGTAACTTGGCACAGGCAATGGCAAAGAAGCCCGGTGCTGTTAATGAGTCTTCTGAAATGCAAGACTTGGCTCCGAAAGAAATTGGTGATGAAGATGCAGAACAAACCACCGTACAGTCCCGAGGAACAAAGACAGTTGCTATTATGCCCGGCTCGTTCAAACCCCCACATAATGGGCACTTACAGATGGCGGAACATTTTGCAGGAATTGCTGATGAAGTTTTAATTTTTGTATCTTCCCCTAAAGGCTCGAAGAGATTCTTGCCATTCTCAAGAACTGAAATATCATATGAAAAGTCAATTGAACTTTGGAGAACCTTGTTAGGTGGGAAATCTGGAAATATTAGACTAGTTGAAAGTTCCAGCCCTAGTCCTTCTCCTATAATGGCTTTGTCTGAGATAATGAAACCTGCTAGCGAGAGAACATATTATTCTGATTTTGATTTCTTTGAAGAAGACTATGACAAGTTATACCTTGGGATGTCAGAGAAAGAGAAAGGTGATTCTGGCTCGATGGCTAGATTTAGTATGTATGAGGAAGAACCAAATGTACAAGTACTGTTTTCTCCTGCATTTAAACATTCTCCGGAATATTCTGAAAGTTTGGCAGAGTTGATCAAGGGTTCTGAAATGATCATCAAATCTATACAAGCGGATGTTGAATACAAAGCACTTGAACTAGCAAAAGGACTTGTATCGTCAAGAGCAAGAAAGAAACTTCCTGCAAATCCATCAAAAAGTGATTTAATTAATTCTTTATCTAAAGTAAATAAAACAAAAATTGCCAAGTTCATGAAATCTACCCCGATTAATCTTGATAAAGAAAATTATAGTGCTACTGATCTTCGACTCTTATTAGATTTGAAGAAAGTATATAATCTTCCTGTTGACTCACTTCTAAAAGATTTTGTTGGCGCTTCAAATGTCGAACAATATCTTCGTGCTATTTTTGGCTCTGGAGAAGTGAATGAATCTGTTAATATCATCCAAGAGATGATTAAGTCGATTCTAGCAGAGCAAGTTGAGTTAGATGAAATATCATCTATGGCTCAAGGCAACGTGGCTCTAGGAGGATCTAAGCCAGTACAAAGAAGGCGTGAGGATGAGGATGAGGACGCAGTCAAAGAGACTGTCAATAGTCCAACGGCTCCACACCAAGAAGGCTTGTCGATGATGACAGTACGAATCAATCCCACCAACAGACACCAAACCAATGGTGCTAATGTTAGTGAGGATTCCGCATACTCATATAAAAAATGGAATAGAAATAGATTTAAGATTGATAGTGCATATACCGACAAGAGAGCCCCCTATTATAATGAAGATAGTATCGTCAACAGTTTAGTTGAAAAAATCCTTCATAATCTTATACGTTTGAACTAATTACTTTATTCATCATTTGGAGAATATAAAAATGAAAAGAGAAGACTTATTTGAGAGCATAGATAAACAGATTCTTTCTGAAAGAGTTTATCGTTCCAGAATCCGTAATACTATTAATAGTTATAATATACTATTAGAAGAAAAGAAAAAAAAAGAAATAATTATAGAAAAGATTTATAGATTAAAAACTAGAAAAGAAATACAAAACCTTTTTGAAAAGAAAGTTAATATGGTTCACTCCTCAACCGGAATGAACGCATTGGAGGATTTGTTTTCTAACTCAAACATATTATCTGTTTTGGAATCTGATTATAAGATGCTTACAACCTCGTTTGAACAAAGAACAGACTATCGTGGACATATCATGAGTAAGGTTCTGGACATGTTTAAAATTGAAGATATAGGAAGCGAAAAAGATGAGAGTCTAAACGAATCTCTACATTACATTTTCGAACAAGAGGCTGATATTCAAATAACAGTAGATGATGATGAATTACCTGAAGATAAAATGGTTGGCCCGGCAAGAGATGAAAAAGAAGAAGAGCAAGGTAAAGAAGACGATGAAAATGCTGAATCTATTGATCCTGATATCGATGCTACTGGTAGAAATAAGGCTGGAACTTCTTTTTCTAAGATTGAGAATAATATATCAAATATATACAACACTTTAGGCAATCCTGCTGATAAATATGAATTTAAGAAATTCTTAATTGCAAACCTGAATATGTATTTTGATAGATTTGAAAAATCATTGTCAAATGATCCTCAACCTGAGATTCCACAAGACTCACTAGATGCTATTGATGACGCTGAAGCGAAACTAGATCAAGGTGAAGATGATACTACAGGTGCTGAAGATAGTTTAGGGTTAGGATTAGATTTATAATTTATATTATATTATGTATTATTATATATTATTATATATAACTTATATATTTATACTATGAAAGAAAAGAAAATACTATACTATAAAAACTACTCTAAGATATCAGAACTAAAAAGTTTGAATAAAATAGATGATCAATTCGTATTATATGTTGAGACATTATCTTTAGAAGATTTAATTTCTATTAAGTTGGAAACAACTTTGAAAAGTCTAAACTTTAAATTCTTTAACTTTCCTTTATGGAAGAACACCCATAAGATAGTTTCAGAGGCTTTAGTAAACTCTATTATCAATATTGCTTCCAGTAATGCTGAAGCATCTAGATTATTGGGTATAGATATGAATCAGTATAAGAGGTGTCTCAAACAATTCGGTTACGAAATCAAAACATGGGAGAGGGAATGATTAGTCAGTTTGGGCAGGATGAACAAAGGTATATTGTGATAAAATCAACAAAATTTATAGGCAAATTCAGTGTATATGATATGATTACTGGCGATGAGATCCCTTGTCATAACTATGCCACAGCAAAAAATACTTCGATAGATAAAAACCTAACCACAGAGACACCCAATACTAATACAGCATATGTTTCGTCTTCTTGCTTTTGTGAATGTTGTGAGTGCGATCCATGTGATTGCGATGGAGCCACAGAAGACATGGACGACGAATCTTAAAATAAAAGTGAATATCTTTGCATTGATAAACGTATAAGAATAGTAATCAAGCAACGGGGGTTCAAATGATTAACAATATGGGATATGCATGTATCAATATGCAACTCAACGATCCGAAAAACTACGGATCAAATAAAAAAGCAGAACGAGTAACTACTAACCGCTCAATGATCAAAAGGACATTTAAGGCTAAAGGAATGGATTATGCCGGTGCTCTAGCACTTCAAAATTGTCGAGATCTTTTGACTATTTTAAAATGGAATAAAGCAAATGGCTTTGACTTTTTTAGACTATCATCTGATCTTATACCGTGGGCTTCGGAATATAATATAGAAGATCTTCCTCAATTTAATATCATTGAGCAGGTTCTGTTTAATTGCGGACTCTTTGTTGAAGAAAATGGAATGCGAGTTACTTCACATCCCGGTCCATTTAACAAATTGACTTCTCCTAAAGAACACGTAGTTGCCAATACAATAAAAGATTTGGAAAACCATGGTAAGGTTTTTGATTTACTTTGCCTTGAAAGATCTCCATTTGCGAAATTAAACATTCATGTTGGGGCACACTATAATGATCGCCGCATGGCTTTGGATAATTTCTGTAAAAATTTTGAACGGTTATCCGAGAGTGTCCAATCTAGACTTACTGTAGAGAATGACGACAGAGCCAGTCTTTATTCTACAAAAGAACTACATGATGAAGTCTTCTCACGAATTGGCATTCCCATTGTTCACGACTATCATCACCATGGATTTTGTACTGGAGATTTATCTCAAGAAGAAGCAGTTAAATTAGCAGCATCTACATGGGGTGACATAGTTCCTGTAGTTCATTATTCTGAATCTAGACGTGACGAGCAATGTGACAATTCTATAAAACCTCAAGCACATTCTGACTTTATTTATAACAAGATAGATACTTATGGATTGGATCTGGATGTAATGGTTGAGGCTAAAATGAAAGAACTCACAGTACTAAAATATATGGAGTTACACAGTGAAGAAGCAGAACGAAAGATTGTGGCTTAAATGGAACACAGTCGTAAAACAAATCCAACATATAAAGTTCAGTTATGTGGGAACCGAAGACAAGGAGATTATAGAGGATATGATATCATACATCAAAACTTTATTAGAAAACTTAGAGAAAGAATGAATAAAACTATCACCCCAAACGTATAATACTATAGAAAGGAGAAACTATGAAAACTAAATTATTAATAATGGCATTCTTGATTGGGTGTGGAGAAAAGGAACAAGCAACTACAACTGCTAATCCTACTCCCACAACCGCCAAGGAAGTTAAAACTGTAGAAGTTAAAGATAATACTAATACCGAAACAACTGTGGTAGAAGTTAAAAACAATGTAACGGAAAACAAAACTGAAACTGTTACAACTAATGATGATAATACAACTAATGTTGAAGGAGAAAACAATAATGATTAGTAGTTTAATGTTTATGTTCTTCGCTTGTGGAGACAAAGATGACGATACAAGCGTAGATCAAGACGAAGTAGTCGAAGAGACTGCCGAAGAAGAAGAAGTAGAAAATGAGGATACCGCTTCCGAGGAAACGGAAGAACAGGTGGAAGATCCCGAAGAAACTTCAACAGAAGAATAAACCCCCGGAGTTTTGGCAGTTTCTCTAAAAAACTGCCTTTTTTTTTATACATGGAGAAAATATGATAACCGTAATCGGCGCAAATGAAAAAGAATTTAAATTAAATGATAATTCATGTGCCATATTACTAGAACCTAGAAAGTACCATGACTCTTCTATAATCGGCTACAATAAGAAAGAAGATAGGTTTATGTACGATATGTACCAATTCATCGAACAGTTATCAGATCAGGGAATGTCAAGCGAAGAGGCATATGAGTGGTTCAGTTTCAACACACTGGGAACATATGTTTCTAATTATCCAATATTCTTAGATTCAGAAGATGATTCAATAGCCTGTTTTAGTGATGACTATAAATTCATCGATAACGACTGGCACAAGGAAGGACAGCAATGAAGAAGATTGTTTTATTTGATATGGATGGTACCTTAACTCCTCCTAGAGAGAAGATTGATATTAATGTCGAACAATGCTTAAGAGAACTTCAAAGGCAAGGATTTGACATTGGAATCGTTACAGGCTCGGGAATGAATTATGTGAGACAACAACTTTCTCCAATGTTTGATCTGAGCCTAGCAGATGCCTCTAGAATCCATTTTCTACCCTGTAATGGCACAAAGTACATCTTAGACGATAAAACCATCTATGAGATGAATATGAAGGATTATATGGGTAGTGTGTTATGGCATCGCTTGGTATCTAGGCTCATTTCATATCAAAATAATATGTCTATGAATTATGGAACAGCATTACCGTTATCTGGACACTTCATAGATTACAGGGGTAGCATGATAAATTGGTGCCCAATAGGAAGAGAAGCAAATCAACTCCAGAGAAAAGAATGGAAAGAATTGGATGCAAAAGACAAAGTAAGACATCCAGCCTTGCAAGAATTACGAGATTTTATATCTGATTGTGTTAATTTCATTGGAGATCTATCAACATCAGACATACAAATAGAAGCCAAATTAGGAGGCGATACTTCTTTTGATATATTCCCTAAAGGGTGGGATAAAACATTTTGTCTTAAGAACTTTGAAGACTTTGAACAAGTATATTTCATCGGAGATAGATGTAAGCCTAGTGGAAACGATTATGAGATATTTAACCACCCAAGAACAATTAGTTTTGAAACCACTTCACCAGCCAATACAATAGAAATAGTGAATAAAATTTTATCCTCAGACGTATAATAATCACATAGGCACTCGTAGCATAATGGATAATGCAATTGCCTTCTAAGCAATCGATTATTGGTTCGAGTCCAATCGAGTGTACCATATAAAAAGGAATAGAATGAAAAAAGATAATGAAAAGATCGAAAAAATGATAAGTAATTTTATCGAACATGGCATGGATCTGTCATACTTTAAATTCCAATGTGAAGACGATAGAGAACAATTCTTTTCTATGTATATAGAATACTTTAATGCCGTATTAAAACCAGAAAATGAATTTTACCATCACTTTGATGAGGACAAGAATTTACATGTGACGTACGAAGGCGAAGAGTATTATTTGTATATATCGGATGATTTCGAAACCCTTGCTTGTAACTCAGATGATATCTACTTTTCTGAAAACGAAGGGTATACATTGGTTCTTACTATATTGTTTCTAACAGTCAAAGAATTAAAATTGATGATTGAGGAATTTAGCAGAATGATTTCAGGTAAATATCCTGATGCTAAAGATCAAATTAATAAAGGAGGGAAGTTTAAGTCTTTAGGAGAAGAGCACAATGATAGTGCAAAAAAGATTAGAAAGATGCAGACTTCAATTTCTAAAAAAATAAATCATGCCAAGAAATTACTCATCATACAGGAGATAAAATGAAAGCAAGCAGAATAGTGCCTCCATCTATGTGGAGCAATCAAACGGTAATGGTGTCTGGAGGGTTTGATCCTATCCATGCAGGACATGTTGCCATGATAAGAGATGCAGCCAACCACGGAGATGTAATTGTTGTTGCAAATAGTGATGAATGGCTTATGCGAAAGAAAGGCTTTGTGTTCATGCCATTTGAAGAAAGACGAGATATTCTTAAAGAGATCAAAGGTGTCATCATTGTTGCCGCAGTCGATGATACAGACGGAACAGTCTGTGATGCTCTCCGAAAGATACGCCCAGACTACTTTGCTAATGGCGGAGACAGGGGAAAAGAGAATACACCTGAACAAGATGTATGCGAAGAACTTGAGATTCGAATGCTTTGGGGCATCGGAGGAGATTACAAGCGAAACTCTTCTTCTGACTTGGCAAAGAATTTAGTTGATAATTATCCAAGAAGTAGGGCTTTTTGGGATCGAATACCATAGTTACTATAGTAAACGTCATTTTTACAAACTCTCCTATTTAAATATACTAAAAGAAGATCTTCGGATCTTCTTTTTTTTTGTTTGATGAGTACTATTTACAAATACAAGAAGGTACCTGTGTTATGAACTCTAGAAAATGGCTAAACTTTATAAATGACGATGGTTCTGAAGATGTTGAATATAACCCAAACTTATCTTTATTGACAGAATCAGAATTTCAAGATTTGCCGAACTATTCGAATGTTCTATCAGAAGCAGAAGATTCTTTGATTGAAAAGAAAAAAAAGAAAAAGAAGAAGAAGAAGGATGCTTGTTATCGTAAAGTGAAATCTAGATACAAAGTATGGCCGAGCGCATATGCTTCTGGAGCGTTAGTTAAATGTCGTAAGGTTGGCGCTGCCAACTGGGGCAATTCAAAAACAAACGAAGAGATTGAACAAGAATTGGAACTAGATACTGAATTTTTGAAAGAAATTGAAGATATGCTAGACGAAAAGAAAAGTAAACTAACAGCCAAGCCTGCATCAGAGAAATCTCTACATGATTGGTTTGGAAGAAAGGGTGCTAAAGGAAAAAAGAAAGGATGGGTAGATTGTAATGCACCTGATGGTGATGGCGGCTACAAGTCCTGTGGGAAAAGTTCTGGAGAGAAGCGTAAACGATATCCTGCATGTCGTCCAACTCCCGGTGCTTGCAAGAAAATGAAAGGTTCCAAGGGTAAGTCTTGGGGCAAAAAAGATGCTAAACGCAAAGGAAAAAAGAAATGAAAATCACTAAAGAAACATTAAGACGGCTCGTCAAAGAAGAATTAGACAACGTGATTTCAGAATCACCAGTTCCATCTGAAGAAAGCCTTAAAGACAAGATGTCAGCAGTTATGAAACGTGCTGATTTGAGTATTGATGACAAAATGAAGGAACTAGCGAGGTTGATCGATGAGGATCCTATCGCATCAGCCGAGATTCAGGCAAAGAAGGCATCTCAAGATGCCAAACCTAATCCTTGGATGACATCGGGACTTAATGACGAAGAAGAACTAAGTAAGGATGACAAGATACGACAAGCACTCCAACGGAAGTTAGAAAAATGAAACTCACAAAAGAAGCCCTAAGAAAAATTGTTAAAGAAGAGATAAATGACTTAAACTCTAATCTTGTAGATAGCAATCTGCATGATAACTTGCGCAGCGCAGCAATTTCAGATCTAGTCCAAGTCATGGAACAACTGAAAGAGCAATCTGATGTAATGGGAGTCAACGCAAAGGATATAATTGGCGCCATTCAAAATTGCATCCAAAAAATACAAGAGGAGCCACCAGTATGAAGATTAGCAAACAAGAACTGATGAGAGTTGTAAAAGAGGAAACACAAATCGCACTCCTCTCAGAAGGCTTACGTCATCATATTGACACGGCAACACCTCTCACAGAAAACGTCTATCGTATCGGCTCTGATTCATACTTCAAGGTAATTAAAGAAGCCCGAGCAGCGTTCAAGAGAGGCATATACATTCCTCTTAACGAGGAAGAGAAAGAACTGCTTGAGTCTGAACTTGGCGAAACTGGAACATTCAGAGGGGAAGAAGTTCCATTAGATTTCCCAATGTATGAGAAAACCCTAGAAGAAAAGAAAAAGAAGAAAAAGAAAAAGGATCCCCCAATCGGAAAGCCGATGAAGGGCTCTGGTGGAAAGAAGTATCAAGTTTATGTTCGCAACAAAAAGACTGGAAGGGTGAAGAAGATTTCCTACGGTGACTCCAAAGGCGGACTTAAAGGTAACTGGAACAACACTGAGGCTCGCAATTCATTTGCGGCACGTCATAACTGTAAAGAGAAGAAGGATCGTACGAAAGCCGGATACTGGGCTTGCAGAGCACATAAAGATTTCGGGACAAATGTTCCCGGAAGATTCTGGTAATGGGCGATTTTCCTTTCAAACAAGTCAAAATAGAAGAAAATATAGTTCGTAGGACGTTCACGATGGACGTAGACACGTCTGAATTGGTTTGGCATATGGACAGAGAGGATCGTATTGTAAAAGTTGTTGAGGGCTCTTCGTGGTACCTTCAACTTGATAACGAACTTCCAAGAAAATTAATTGAAGGAAAAGAATATTTTATATCCAAAATGTCTTTTCATAGGATAATTAAAGGTACTAGTAATCTCATACTAGAAATCAAAATGCTAAAATAAGGGAGTCCTAAATGGCTAAAAAAACATATGTGATTGACACAAGCGTATTTCTGAGTGATCACGACTGCATAAATAAGTTTGGTAACAATGATATTGTTATCCCACTAAAGGTTCTAGAGGAAGTAGACAGATTCAAAAAAAGACAAGACTCTGTTGGATCAAACGCTAGATCTTTTATTCGCTTACTTGATAGTCTCAGAGAAAAAGGCTCTCTGCAGAAAGGAGTCAGGTTGGGTAAAGGAAAAGGAGTGGTATCTGTAGTTACTTATGACAAAGTAGAAGACAAATTACCGAAAGACTTAACTTCTGGTATCGCAGATCACATGATCTTAGAAACAGCAATGCAAGTAAAGTCAGAATCCTCTAAGTCTAGAAAAGTGATCTTAGTGTCTAGAGACATCAATCTTCGGGTTATTGCTGATTCTGTAGGAATGCTATCACAAGATTACCTTGTCTCTCAAGTTTTGACAGATACAGATAAATTATATTCTGGAATGGGAAGCGTATTGGTTGACGATGAGATGGTAGATCAGTTTTACTCTGGAGAGCAGATATTCATCACCAAAGAGATGGCAAGAGAGATGAAGATTGCTTTATATCCAAATATGTTCTTAATGTTGGTTTCCTCTTATAATGAAAAGAAAACTGCATTATGCAGATTCTATTCTCACAATGATCCTGTAGACAAACTATTAGATTGCAAGAACATGCTTCATTGGAAAATTCAACCTAAAAACAAAGAGCAAACCTTTGCCTTTGATCTGCTTATGGATCCAAATATACACTTGGTTACATTAACTGGACAAGCAGGCTCAGGTAAGACTTTGTGTGCAATCGCCGCAGGTATGGAGCAATCTTTGACATTTGGAAAGATGTTTGGAGAAAAAGATCCAAAATACTCAAACTCAAAATACGGATCATTCGAAGAAGATTCAGAAGAAGGCTTAGCATATCGTAAGATGGTTGTTTCTCGTCCTGTCCAGCCCATGGGTAAAGATATTGGATTCCTTCCGGGCACAATGGAAGAGAAGATGTTACCATGGCTTAAACCCATTCAAGACAATATACAATTCATTGTTGGAAACGACAAGATGATGATTGAGCAGTTGATGGAGTCTGGAGCGATTGAATTAGAAGCACTGACATATATTAGAGGTAGATCCATATCTAACTCGTACATCATTATTGACGAAGCCCAAAATCTTACTGCACACGAAGTCAAGACTATCATCACAAGAGCCGGAGAAGGTACTAAAGTTGTCCTTACAGGTGACATTGAGCAGATTGACAATGTATACACCAACGAGACGTCTAATGGACTTACATACGTTATTGAGAAGTTCAAGAACTCAGTCATTGCAGGACACGTCTCATTCAAGAAGGGTGAGAGATCTCGATTGGCAACAGAGGCTGCTAAAATTCTTTAATATAAAAAAACATATAAAAGATTGAATAAACATTGTCCTTCAAACGTATAATAGATATACAACTGGAGGTACAATGGAAAATATTCAAACACTAAAAGAAGTTTTAGTTACATATGTAGGCAATAAAGCAAATCCTGAAAATGGAGATGTGACTGCCGAACACATTGTTGAAGTCATGTCCGACGAATTTCCTGAATTTCTGTTACTAGTAGCGGAAGAAAATTGGGTTAGAGGGTATGAACAAGCATTGAACGATGTAGAAGAAGGAGAGAGACTTGTCAAAGAACAGACAGAACTTAATAAAGTCGATGCAACGATCACACAATAAGATGCTATCTGAAAAGAAAAGATTTTATTTTAATCGTGGAATTGAATTTGTAATAAAAGAGCCGTTACCTAAAGATATCGATATCGAAAAGGTGATGGCACTTTTACGTTCTAATTTACCGGTGTCTTCATATGAAGGGCTGAACAACATATATTTTGGAACGTTTGACATCTTAACAAAAAGAAAATTGACTGCCTTACATCACAATGATAACATTTATATTGATAGTGCAAAGGTAAGCGGAGAGAGAGATGTTCTCGACGATCTGATTCATGAGTTTGCACATAGGTTCGAAGAGAACAATACTCAAGAGATATACGAAGATGGAAGAATCATACAAGAATATTTAGGAAAAATGAATCGCTTGCATGATCTTCTGACTCAAGAAATAGATCTTACTTCTACTTCTCCAGAGATCAATTACTTTGATTTTATCAACACAGAGTTTGATGCAGATTTTGATAAATTTTTATTAAATGACGTCGGCTACGACTTGATCAGAAATATTGCTCCAACTTTATTCATCCGCCCATACGCAGCAACATCAGTCAGGGAATATTTTGCAACAGGTTTTGAAGAATATTATCTTAAAGGCGGAAGAGGACTTAAAAGCATCTCGCCTATATTGTATGATAGAATAGATGCATTAGACAGAAACACAAATTTTAATTTAAGGGATAGAACATGAAAGATATTATTATTAATAAAAAGCACGACAATGACAAACTTATTGTTGATGTGAAACTACCTGCTAGAAGATACGTTAACGATCCAATATATGAGTTTTCTAATTCGGAACTCCAGGATTATCTAAAGAAAGAGGGCTATATCCTAGGAGACTATGAATTAGAATCGCAAACAAATTATCGTTTAACTTCTTATACAAATAAAGCAAATCCTCCAATCTTGGAAGGAACTTGGACTTTTAACAAAAAAAAGAAAGAAAAAGTGAATAAAAAGATTCCTAAGACGTATAAAAAGAAACGAGATAACAATACGGGGGACTAATGTCAAAACATATTTCTTTTTCACAACTTAAAAACTGGGCGAAATGCCCATTTTATCACAAACTATCAAATATTGATAAAGTGGATGGAGCCTTTTCTGGTAACATTTATACTGCGTTTGGCTCTGCATCGCATGAGACAATCGAAAACCATCTGGAAGACAACATCTCAGAAGATGATTTGAAGAGTTTCTTTGGAAAGTCTTTTAAAAAAGAGAGAAGTAGCCTAAAAGAAGAGATAGAAGATTCACATTACGATCAATTCCTATTACAAGGGGAAAATCTAGTCAAAAAATACAAAACCAACCTAGATTCCTATTTTAATGGTAACTATGAAATAGTAAAATGTGAAGAAGAAATATATGAAGATGTAACTGAATATAAAGGCAATCCGTTCAAGTTCAAAGGCTATATTGATTTGGTTGTCAAACAGGGAGATACATATCACATACTGGATTGGAAGTCCTGCACTTGGGGATGGGACGCTAAAAAGAAGTCCGATAAGATGATTGTGTATCAATTAATTTATTATAAACACTATTATGCACTAAAACATGGAATAGATCCAAATAACATTGAATGTCATTTTGGTTTATTGAAAAGGACTGCTAAGTCGAAAGAAGTAGAAATCTTCAAAGTAACCTCTGGAAAGCGTAGAACTGAAAATGCTATGAAATTATTATCCCAAGCACTTCACAACATTGATAATGGTGTTTATATTAAGAATAGAACCTCTTGTAGATATTGTGAATTCAAGGGTACAAACCACTGTCCGTAAAAAAAAAGGAGTTTTAAATGTCGGAAAAAAGAATTAAAATATTAACGATCTCAGATCACCCACTATCCCCATCGGGCGTGGGAACACAAACAAAATATATTATCGAGGCTCTATTGGAGTCTGATAAATTTGATGTTGTGAGTTTAGGCGGTGCAATCAAGCACCCAGAACATAAACCACAAATCACAGAAAAATGGGGAGAAAGATGGAAGATCTTCCCTGTAGATGGCTACGGAACACAAGATATTATAAGATCAATTATCAGGAATGAACGTCCTGATATTTTGTATTTTATGACGGATCCTCGATTCTACGGCTTCCTTTGGGAAATTGAATCTGAGATTCGTTCTCTCATTCCGATGGTTTACTATCATGTATGGGATAATTATCCTTACCCAACTTACAATAAATCATTCTATGAATCAAATGATTTCATCGCATCAATCTCTAAAGTTACTCAGGATATCGTTGAAACGGTGGCACCAGATGTCAAATCGTTATATGTTCCTCACGCAGTAGATTCAAACTTTTTTAAGCCTTTACCAAAGGGACAGATTGCAGAGTTTAGAGAATCCTTCGACAAAGATCATAATACAGAGGGAAAGTTTATCTTTTTCTGGAATAATAGAAATGCTCGTCGTAAGCAGAGCGGATCTTTGCTACATTGGTTTAAAGACTTTCTGGATGAGGTAGGAGATGATAAAGCGACTCTTATAATGCACACGGATCCAAATGATGGTTATGGGCAAGATTTAAATGCGATTGTGAATAATCTGGGAATGGATAGAGGACAAGTCTTGTTTTCAACTCAGAAAGTTGACATGGATCAACTTGCTATGTTCTATAATATGGCAGACTGTACAGTTAACATTTCAGATGCCGAAGGCTTCGGACTTGCGACTCTAGAATCTCTTTCATGTGGAACTCCTATCATAGTTAATATGACAGGTGGCTTACAGGAACAAGTAACAGACGGAAAGTCATGGTTTGGCATTGGTTTAGAACCAGATTCTAAATCAATCATCGGTTCTCAACAAGTACCCTTTATATATGAAGATCGTCTTAATGGAGCAAAAGTTAAATCAGCATTTCGAAATATGATGTACGTCTACTCTGCAGAAGTCAGAGAACAGATGGGTAAAGCAGGACGTGAGCATGTTGTAAAAAACTACAACTTTAAAACTTTTTCTGAGTCATGGGTTAATCTCATGCTTCGAATCCATGAGGAAGAAGGATCTTGGGATACCAGAAAACATAACAACTATAGACTACTGGAGGTAGCGTGAAAAAAGTATTATTAGTGGCACC